TTTAGCGTGTTCTGTATCAGCATATGTTGGTGCAACTTCTTTAAGAAATGCTCTACAGTATCCACATGACTTCATGGAGAACATAAGCATCTCTGCAGCGTATGCTGTTGATATTAAACAAAACCATAGTGCTATGGTAAAAATAACCTTTTTCATTTCAGCTCCTTTTATTTGAATCTATCTAGTGCATCATCATTACTTATATTGTCTTTTGTTAAGGTATTAATTAATTCCTGCAGCCTTAATATTTCTGTTTTCATTAAAAGATTTTCATTTTTAACTGCTGCTAATTGCACATCTTTAGCTTCTAACTTTGATTCCAATATTATCATTTGTGTGTGTTGTCGTGAATCATTCGACCAGTTACCTGCTTCAGTCATATTATAAGTCCCCCATCTCTAATTTTTTTATTAAATTCAGATAATAATTTACCACCAGATAATCCAGATTCAGCTTTAAAATTACCCAATGCTTCCCTTCTCTTTAATCTATATTCTTCACTTGCCCAATCCGTTGATGTATCTTCGGATTCAGTAACAGTCTCTATAAATGGGATTTCTGTAACAGTTTCAGTTTCTTCTGAAAGTAGTGATGAGGTTTCTTTTTTTCTTGAAACTACATCACTAGTCGTTTCAACTACCGTTTCCCCTGTTGCTGTTTTTCTCAATATATTATCCATACCAGATTTACTTGGCACAATATTGTTCAATAATGATGTTTGTTGTAGTTGTAGAAATCCTTGAAAACTTGTATTACCACCACCCAATAAACTACCCACACCAGCAGATAGTCCGGCACTAACAAATCCAGATATAAATTTATTCTCCTTCTTTGCTTTTTGTACATCATCAGTTATAGGTTGTTTTTTTGTATTACGTTCACCTAAGTCTGGGCTGCCAAAATTTGGTAGTATTGATGGTTTACTGAAAACATCACCAGTAGCAGATTTAAAAAGATTAGGTAAAGCAGTACTACAAGGATCGAATGATGTTCCTAAGCTAAAGGTTGATTTAGATAGATCAGTTAAATTTAAATCTACAAAACCTTCTAGTCCAGTTGCATCTTGAAAATCTTCTGCTATTTCTCCAATTTTTCCTGCAGCAGCATCAAGTCCAGTTGCTTTCGATAATTTTCCTAATTCGTCTGTTAATGATATATCAGGAAGTACTGAACTTATTGCATCTGTTAGAAAACCTTCAACCCCTGCAAATGCTCCTTGGATTGCACCCTGTACAGCAGCCAACCCTGGCGGTGTACCAAGATTTAAATTTAATATTGTGCCAAGATTAGATTGCAATATACCTGTAAGATTATTTATATTTAAATCTATATTACATGATGCTGTTGGTAATGCATCTGTTAATCCGTCTGTTAATCCGTCCGTTACACCTGATACTATATCTTCTTCTGGCATATATTATCCTCCCGCAAAAACATTAGGTGAACCTTGTGCTACTTTAGTACAACCAACAATATAATCACCTAGTCTAGCAACACCTCTGAAATTTGCAAACACTCTCGTAGAACCGAGTGCAATCCCAGCAGTATGTGGACTACATTTAGTACCATTAGGTCTAAGATGTGGACTATTTAAATCACCCTGCCTACTTACAGGACGAAAATTTACAAATACGTTTGGAGAACCCTGCATCCTTATTGGCGGTTTTGGTCCACAATGAGGAAAATCTGCATCTCCGAGTCTAGCAACTGGTGGCATTATGTTATATCTCCGTTATCTAAATCAGTAATTATTTGCTTAAGTTCAGTACTACCAAAAACATCACTATACATAAATTTATAATAAGGCTCACTAAAATATGAAGAAATTCCAAATGTTTCAAGTAATCTATCAAGTTTATCTAATACAATTTCATATTCATTTGTATCATCTGTGATATGTGTTTCAAAATTATCTTTATGAGTTAATACAGATGTTGCATATACTGAACCACTTAGTAAATTATTTATATCTGTTATTATTTGAGTTGGACTACCTGTAACTGGATCTGCATTAACTTGACTTAAAACACCCAAACTAGCATATGTGGTTGGTATTGGGTCTGTATCAAGTAATGCTTGTGCATCACTAATAGTAACATCACCAGTAAATAATGCACCGAATACCAATTCTAAATAATTCGTAAATGGAATACCAAAACTATTTTCCAATGATGTTATAGAACTAACCAATCCCATTAACGAACTTACGTTTGGTTTTTCATTGTTTGGCGGAGGTACTTGTCTCACACCAGATAATAAATCATTATGCAATTTAAAAGTATCATCAGGTGTAGTGATAAATGTTTTAAGAGTAGCAAGATTTGTTCTTATTAATTGATTCTCAGATTGATAACCATTGATAGCAGAAATAATACTACTAATATCACTAGCTGTAAATCCAGCAGCTGACCAACCATCAGGTAGATTTGTTATTGGTTCTCCAGTAAGAGGATCTATCTCTGGCTGTCCAGTAAGAGGATCAGTAGGTGTAATAGTATATCCATCTAATGTTGGTTTTTCAGATTCAGCAGTATTATCATCAGTCTCTAATTGTGTCGTTACTGTATCTATACTTGAAACCAAATTAGATAATGCAGGTTCAAGTGGATTACTATAGCTTGTACCACCATCAAGAAGATCATATATACTCTTGACGTGCTGTTTCTCTGAACCAAAACTATCATTAGGAAAATTAGGTTCAAGTCCTTCTGTAAATATAATAGGCATAATATGTTCCTTAATTCAAAAAAATACCACCACTGGCTTGCAAAGCATAAATTCCAGTAGAAGTAGAAAATCCAAAACCGTTTATTCCCAAAGCATAAGAACCATTAACAGTAGTTGATGAAAATCCAGTAATTGTATTAAACTCTCCAAGTCCACAAGTACGATTATAAACTCCAAGTGTAGATAAACCCAAATCAAGCAAACATGATATATCAATACTTCCAGAACTAACTATTGAGGTGTTCTGTCTTACAACAGTAGCCATAGTACCAAGAATAATTTCATTAAGATCACCAGAAATAGTTTCATTAACACCACCGCCAACAGTAGTGGTTCTGTCTCCTGTAACATTTATATTCTGTTCTTTACCGACCTTCAAATCACAATTATCAGTTACTACCCATTTTCTATTAACCAAGACTTCGCCTACATCATTACCAGATATTTTAGTTCTCTTATCTCCGTGTACATTTAAATGATAATCACCGTATATCTCTTGTACTAAGTCTCCCTGATATAACATACGACAATCCCCACCAATAGTAACATTACAAGTACCTTGAATAAGAATATCTTTATTTTTGAGAGTTATTTCATAATCATTAGCAACAACTTTAGTTACTTTAGTACCGTCTGGTTGTATTTCTTCAAATGTTCCAGACTTATGAAATTTATGCAATCTTTCTGCTGTTGGTGTATCATCCCATTCTTCAACATGGCCAGACTCAGACATCCTTACATGATTATGTGGGTACTGTGAGGATAATTCAACAGTCGATAAATAATCGGTTGGATTATCTGCAATTCCCCCATATCTGGGGTTTGGTTCATTCCATAAAGAAATATTATATAATGCTGAATTCCTAGTTTTTGCAATAGTTGTAGTTATATCACCTGCTAACGCAGTAGGTGTATCAACTGTTCTTGTTTTTCTTTTATAACTTAGTGAGGGTGCATCCTCTGATGTTTTTCCTGTAGCAGAAACTAAAGGAACTGGTAATGCACCACTACCTCTAGCTAATCTATTTGTATCTGGTTCATTTAGATTAATTGATAATGGATATATCCCGTTTGGGTCATTAAATCCTAATGTCGGATTTGGTACTTCTTCTGGTATACCACCAAACGTACCCATCATTACTGGCTCTTGTGCATCTTCACCGTCACGAAAAAAACCAAATACCCATGTACCCTCAACAGGGCCTAATGGTGTCGTACCAACTCCATTCATAGCTGCAGAAGTAATAGGTTGAGTTGGAGTTGCCCAAGGTAAATGTTCTGTAGGTATTCCTTTACCTTCTTCCTTATTATCTGTATGATAACCAAGAATACGCACTCGACATCTACCTAACTTCAATGGGTCTATCCTATCCTCAACAACACCCTGCCACCAAACAAAATTACCAAACATAATCATTTTTCCTTTCTTGATGTTCTATTAACTATAATATCTTCAAAAGCATCTTTCACAACTTCCAAACTCATTGTATACTCAATCTTATTGTCTTTTGATTTTAGATTATGAAATTTATGCTTGACAGTAGTAATCAAATATGTACCAGATAAATTTTTGTCATAATAATTATCAGAAGACTTGTCCGAATCAGTTGCTTCTGGTGATGGTATTTCGAGATCTACAGTTTGTCCAACTCTTAATGTAGAATTTCCAGCAATATCAACAATAAAAATTATATTATCATATGCTTTCATCTGTGCAATTCTTTGTACTCTCCATTCTTCTGCTTTATTATCATACAAATCATTTCTATTTTTAGAATACATTTGGTCATGTTTTGGATAAAAAATAACACGGCTGTCTGTCATATGAGATAAACTTCTTTCCGTTGTTACGGGAAAATTATTATCTTTTTCTGGTGGAGCAAATGTAGTCCTTGGTACACTTGCTGATTTTACATCAACATCAGAAGAAGAAGAAATTATAGGATAAGTACCAACATGATTCAGTTTTACAAACTCATTGTATCCATTAAAATCATATTGTGTTATTTTCTTTCTAAGGATATCATGTGTAATAAGTTTTGATGCATACATCCCTGTCATTGCATTTTTTGCTTTATCAAAGTGTGACATAAAATGTATATCATTATATCTTTGTTCACCCTGTGCAAGTGTCTCCACTCCAGTAGAATCAGCTTTTCTAATTTTCTGTACTAATTTAAATAACGGACTTCTTTCTGATAACTTATTTAAACTTATAAAATTACTATTATCTAATGTTTCATAAAATAAATAATTGATACCAGCACTCTCTTTTTGAATTGCTCTTTTTGACAACCATACAATAGCTTGTAAAGGCTCCATATTTGGTATAACAATATTTTCAATTCTATCGGTAGCTTCAACTAATAGTTCACGATCATTATCACCATACAAATAGTCATAATATATATCAGAAACTATGCTACTTATGGTTTTATTATTATAAGAACGCGACACTTTAGAATGTATACTACTCATATATTGTTCAGATATAAGTTCTATAGTAAATACTTGTGCTTTAGGTGCAGAAAACCATCGTGATGATATTGTATTAATATGCATCGGGGGAGGATTTACAGTATGATGTGTTTCATTTGCACCACCATCAAGTCCAGTAAGTGAAATATCAATATCAATCACTTCTTCGCCCACAATCGGAAACTTCTCAGGGAGATTATATGATTCAGATAATACCATAGTCCCTGTTAAAGAAGTTTTAAATATATTTTCTTCTATGGTCAATTCAACCATAAATGGGCGAAGATCAAAATCAGCAATTGCTGATTTTATAGCTAATTTCTTTATTTTTACATCAGTAACATTAACTTGATTTTCCATAATATTATTTTATTATAAGTGTTTTAAATTCTTCTACAATAGCAGAAACATATTCATACCTTATGATGTCTATTGTTCTTTTGCTATCGTTAAGAAATTCTTCATATTTGTAATTAGTTATAGGTGTTGCAGAACCAGCAGTTAATCCATCTGATGTTACTATAGTGCCAGGTGCATCTACTTCATTACCAGAAGAATCTTCATAATGATGAATACCATTCATTCCGAGCCCATTCCCACCCTTTCCAACAGGCCCATACTTTTTACTAATATATTGTTGCAAATCAAGATACGTCATCGGCCAATCGTAATATGGATTAGTGATATAATTTGCATAAAGAATTAACCAATGCAATGTAGAATCATTATAAAGTTTATATGCTATCGTGTCTGCTCTTTCACCATCTTGAATAAAATGTTGTTCAAAAAAAGATATATTAATAATTTCTATTTTTTTTCTAACTCTTTTTAATAAATTAACAACTAAATCTAATTTAACATTATTTTTATCCCCACGAACATCATATCCAATTTTCGGAAAGTAATTAAAATATGCCATTTTTAAAATTCCTTATCTTTAATATCATTGTGTGTAATAATATCAATTTCTTCAAAACCAAGTTGAAGTGTTATTGAGGTTGGAGCTCCAGCCTCAAACGAATGCCAACCAGCAGTTGCAAAATTAGTATTAATAGATTTCAAAACACAGGTTTTCAGTCTTGGTAAATACTCATTTCTACTTAAAGTACCCTCACCCGATAATTTTGTTAAAAAAGTAATTGTATAATAATGTGGATATTTAAAAAGTAACTTATCATCACCTTCATATTCTGGTCTAGAATGTTGTCTAATAGTATTAATTATGTCTTTTATTTTTCTAACTTCATTAAAATTTCTAGCAGAAAAAGTCCATGCAAATTCAAATGGACGAAATGGTATACCTTTAAATGCTTGTTCTTTAAATGGGTTTGTTGTAAGTTTGACTGTTGTTTCTATCCCTGACTGAAGACCACTTGCACCAGAAAGTGTACCTAATACCGCACCACCCAAGAGTCCACCACCAAGAACTTTACTCACCAATGCACCAGCACCGCCACCCAATATTGTACCAGCTGCACCAACACCATGTTTTAAAAGATTTTCAACATCATCCGAACTACCAGCTTTACCAGTAGCAGCAGCCATTAATGAACCGATTTCTGCTGTTTGCCAATCAGCAGTTTCAGAAAAAGTTACATTTTCTGGCATGGGTAAATATATAGAAGCTATTTGTTTTTCGGGAGCATTAACTCTACTTTTTATGAAATCTCTCGTAGAAATGAGTTCTCTAACAAATCCCTTGATGATTTTATCAGGATCAAAAGCAATACCATTTTCATCCGCAGTTTTATTTGTTGGCTGTTCTTTATTTTCACCAGAAGCAGCATCAGCATCAAACTTGGCAACGTCCTTTACCTTTTGTGATAGTTCTGCTATTGTGATGCCGGGTTTTTCTACAATTCCAATTCTAACTACATCAGGATATGTAAATCCTTCAGCTAGATTATTTGGATAAAATAATTGTTTTTTATCTCCATTGTCATTAGATAGTTTATTTAAAAAACGATCAAAATCTTCTTTTTTAGTAGCCATTTTACTTATTCCTTTTAACCCTTATTTCAGTTTGTTTCCAAACAATTTCAGTTGGCAATCTTCTTTTATTAGCAGAATAAAACTTTTCTGTTGGTACACTCATAGCTATTTCCCAATCTAAAGGATGTACTTCAACTACCTTTGAACTAATACTATTAAATCTATATTGTCTATAAGCAAATTTTGCATATTTAAATTTTCTATTATTTCTCATAACCTTAATAAAAGAATTAAATAAAATTCTAGTATTTCGGGTATAATCCTGTTTATTTAAATACGCAAACATATTTTCAAGTAATAATGCTCTATGTTTTGGTTTCATATAATGAAAATTAATTCCTTCAAAATGATCTTCAGATTTACTCATAATAAACATTAAAGGGTACATATCATATGTACTTCTTATTTGTTCTGGCTCTGGTAAATACCGATAGAAATACATTCTTCCTAAAAGAAAATTACTTCTTTTTATCCCACCTTCACGGAGCATATCACGAAAATTGAAGTTCATACCATAATCAATAGCATAATCCTGATAAAATTCAATAGACTTTTCACTTCTTTCAACTATGCTTTGTTGTTTTGCTGCTTTATGTGCTTTTTGAAAAAATGATTCATCACCTAGATACTTTATATGTTTATTTAATGTTTCTAATATAGGTGATTTTTTAAATTTTCTATCTGTTATCTTTTCCCCAAACCTATCCAATCCTTGTTTTATTTCGTCTTTCTTATCCCCTATTTTTTTAACAACAGTTTTACCACTTTTTAACTGCCTAAGTGCAACACTTGCTTGTCTCACACTCATTACAAATTCTGTTAAAGACGGAAACCCTATATCTTTTAGATGCTTTTTATACATCTTTCGTTCTGAATGATTTAGTTTCTTAACTAAATTGATAATTTTTCTATTTTTAGATATTTCAGATATACTCTTTATTTTCTTACTTCTATATAGAGAGGCAGATTCTTTAAAGATTTCCCTAACATTGGGATATTTCTGAAGTTTGGCCATAGCAGAGAAAATCTTTTTTTCCTCTACACCACCTTTTTGTAGTCTTGGTTGTTTTTCTTTTGTTGCCATTGTCTCTTATTTATAATAGATTTATCGGATTCCTAACTCTTTTTCTGTAAGAACTATAAATTCCCAATCCCTCTTTTCTGCATACTTCTTAGCAGCTTTCCACTTACATTGATTCCTTACATAGGCTTTCAATGCATTTCTATACTTATTGGTGTTCCTTTTAGGCTTCTTTGGGGGTAGACATTGATTATGGGGTTTAATCTCAATGATATATTTCTTTACCTCACCAGTTTTTGATACCACTTTAACATAGAAATCCACAAAATACCGCCTAGTTTTCTTTTCTACTGGATTATAATAGGGAATGACTACATTCTCTGAACCCCATTCCACAACATTTGGTGCTATACAATCCAGATATTTCATATACCTCAACTCCCAACTGGAGCGATAATGGCATTCATGGAGATCACCTATATATTTCTCCTTATTTTTGATATTATATTTTCCAACTCTAGGGAAATTTTTCATATATCTCTTATAAATATGGTATAGACAAGTATTTATAAGAGGAGTAATAAATGGCAAAGGGACTTAAAGACTTTATGGCAATCGCATCTACGGGTTTTGCTAAGCCTAGTTTATTTGAAGTAGAAATAAAACCCCCACCAGCACTAATTGACCCTAGTGCGAGAGTAGATAATGCCGAGCTAAGAAAATTATCATATCTATGTAATAATGTCCAAATTCCTGGCTTAACTATGGTAACATCAGAAAAAGCATTAGACTATATATCTAGGGCAAAACAAAAAGTGTATGACGATATTACCCTGACATTTCATTGCACCGAAGGTATGGAAGAATTGAAATTTTTTCAAAATTGGATGAATTTATTAGTAAACCCTGTAACCAACCGTGTCGGATATCATTCAGATTATGGTACAGGCTCCATAGAGATATTTAAATTAGGTATAAGAAGCAATAATGCAAATAATGTTTCTGATGAAGATAATATACCAGTAATGACAACTACAATATTTGACGCATACCCAAAAAGAATAGAACCAATTACATTAGATTATAGTACAACGGGTAACATCTTGTCGTTGGCTGTTAGTTTTTCTTACAGATACTACAACCAAAAATTTATAAAAATCCAAGAAACTAATCGTCCTTCTACTAAAGAAACATTAGCTGCACAAAGTGTTGATACTGAGTTGAATAAAATAAACCCAATACTTGAAGTATTAGACACACAACAAAATTTTAAATTTCGTGGTGACACACCTGGCAGCCAAGATGCATTAGTATTTGATGAGTTTGGAGATCGAATAAATTAAATAATAATATTATTTTATATTAAGGAGTTATGAAATGGGATTACCAAAAATAGCAGTACCAGAGTATAGTTTAAAACTACCATCATCAGGTGAAGAAATAAAATATAGACCTTTCTTAGTTAAAGAAGAAAAGCTTCTTTTAATTTCTATAGAAAGTGAAGATGAAAAACAAATCCTAAATTCTACAAAACAAGTAATTAAGAATTGTGTTTTTACTAAACTGAACATTGATAAACTACCTATATTCGATATTGAATATATATTTTTATGGTTAAGGGC